CATTTTGTGACAATGAAACTTAATCCGGTATGAGCAACAGAGAGCTAAAGCTTAAAATAATAAACTCTGGATACAAGGCCATAGAGGAATTGATAAAGGTTGCAGAGGAAAGTATCATCACTCAGGAAGAGGGCGATATATCAGCAGATAAGTTAAAGAATGCAGCAGCATCCAAAAAGTTGGCAATATTTGATGCATTCGAAATACTCAGCAGAATAGAATCCGAGAAAGAATCTCTTGATTACATAGAAAGAGGTATTAGTAAAGTAGACTCAAAACAAGGCTTTGCAGAAAGACGATCAAAATAGACTTTATTATGTCGTGAAGGATTTAATTCCTTTAAATGCGATTACTAATAAAAATAGAGTTCGCTCTTGGCTGTACGGTTACAATGAGCAGTATGACGTTGTCGTCATCTCAAAGAACGGTCAGATAGGCGAGGTTATAAATATCTCAGGGGTAAACATAGCCCTTCCTCCTGCACCAGAGAACTGCCGCAAAAGGAGTGACTCAAAAGCAGAACAATATTGGGAGCGTGTTCCTGTACCTAAAGAACTTGAGAAGATAAACTCAATCTTCCAATGGAATGAAAAGCCAAACGAGTTCAAAAATAAATGGGTTGACTATATAGAGAATGAGTTCGATTATCGGGAACAAGGGTATTGGTTTATGAATAATGGGACTCCTTGCTATATCACAGGGTCTCATTATATGTACCTGCAATGGTCAAGCATTGACGTAGGATATCCAGATTTCCGAGAAGCGAATAGAATCTTCTTCTTATTTTGGGAGGCTTGCAAAGCGGACCCAAGATGCTTCGGGATGATATACCTCAAGATAAGACGCTCAGGTTTCTCGTTTATGTCATCCTCCGAGTGCGTAAATCTCGCAACACTAGCAAAGGACGCTCGCTTAGGTATCTTGTCAAAGACAGGTGCCGATGCCAAGAAGATGTTTACCGACAAGGTGGTCCCAATCAACAACAAGCTGCCGTTCTTCTTCAAGCCAATAATGGATGGTATGGACAAGCCAAAGGTAGAGTTGGCGTTCCGCGTTCCGGCATCGAAGATTACCAAGAAGAATATGCACGAGGTCAATAACAATGACATAGTCGGATTGGATACTACTATTGACTGGAAGAATACTGAGGAGAACTCTTATGACGGTGAGAAGCTATTATTCCTAGCTCATGACGAATGTTATGCTCCAGAAACAAAAATACTAATGGAAGATTTTTCTTTCAGACAAATAAAGGATATAAACATAGGAGATAAAGTTATAGTTGATGGAGGTAAAATAAAAACTGTCGTAAAGAAAACTAGTGGTAAAACGGATAGGTATATTGTAAAACAACCTTATGGAGAAGATTATATTGTTACTAAAAATCACAGATTAGTATTTAATGAATACAAAAAAGGTGAGGTAATAATGAATCCAGAAGAGTATATAAATAGCTCAAAGTTTAGGAAGCAGCATCTAACAAGAGTAGTATCAAGGGGCATACAATCAGAAGATTGCTTCAATGGAATACCCCCATATTTATTAGGTCTATGGCTAGGAGATGGAAGACAAAGTTCTTTTACGATATTGGTAAACAAAGAAGAAGAACCAGAAATATTAACTTATTTAGGAAGACTTGCACAAATTAAAAATATTGAGTTTGATTTAAGAAAATCAACTTGTAAAAAAATAGTTGAATTTGCATTCAAGGGAATAAATAAATCTTTAAGAGATATAGGAGTTTATAATAATAAACACATTCCAGAAGAATATATTAAATCTTCAATAGAATGCAGGCTTCAATTATTAGCAGGTATTATTGAAACGGATGGATATTCTGATAAGAAAAAAGGAATTATATCTATAGGAATGAGCAGAGAAAAACTTATTGAACAAATAAGATTTATAGCTTTATCTTGTGGTCTTAGTTGTAGTAAGATTAAATGCAAAAATACAAATTTTGGTGCGAAATCTTACAATATAAGTATATCTGGAGATTTATCAATTATACCTCTTATAACTAAAAAGAAATCATTCGAAGAATATTTTCCAAAAACAAGAGGAAGAAGAAATAAAGTATCTGTAGAATATCTTGATCAGGGTGAATATATAGGTATTCAAGTAGATGCCGAAAACGATAACGAAAGAAGATTGATACTTGGAGATTTTACAGTTAGTATGAATAGTGGAAAATGGGTCAAGCCAAATAACATTCTTAACAACTGGCGTGTAACAAAAACGTGTTTGCGTTTGGGTAGCAAGATTATAGGCAAGTGTATGATGGGGTCTACCTCAAATGCCTTGAACAAGGGTGGTGACAACTTTAAGTCCTTGTACTATGACTCAAATGTAGAGAACAGGAATGCTAATGGTCAGACAAAGAGTGGGCTATACGCCTTGTTTATCCCGATGGAATGGAATATGGAGGGCTTTATTGACAAGTATGGTATGCCTGTATTCAGGAAGCCTGAGAAACCAATAGAGGGAGTAGATGGTGGCAAGATATCAAATGGAGCGATTGACTACTGGGAGAATGAGGCAGCGTCACTAAAGAATGATGCCGATGCGCTGAACGAGTTCTATCGTCAGTTTCCAAGGTCAGAGTCCCATGCATTTAGAGATGAGAGTAAGCAGGCGATATTTAACCTGACTAAGATATATCAGCAAATTGATTACAATGACTCGTTAATTAAGGAGCAGTATTTGACAAGAGGGTCATTCTCATGGAAAGACGGAATTAAAGACACAAAGGTTGTATGGACTCCAAATAAACATGGAAGATTTTTAATTAGCTGGTTCCCTCCTGCGCATTATGCGAACAATGTGCATACAAGGAATGGAATGAAGTATCCAGGGAATGAGCATTTAGGGTCTTTTGGATGTGACCCATATGACATCTCAGCAGTTGTTGGAGGAAGAGGGTCAAGTGGATCGCTGCATGGGATGACAAAGTTCCACATGGATGACGCTCCAGTTAATGAGTTCTTTTTGGAATATATAGCAAGACCACAAACAGCAGAGATATTTTTTGAAGAGATACTTATGGCTTGCGTTTACTACGGAATGCCAATACTTATAGAGAATAATAAACCAAGGTTATTGTACCATTTTAAGAATAGAGGATACAGAGGATTTTGTATGAACAGACCAGACAAGCAGTTGAACAAGTTGACAAAGACAGAGCGAGAGCTAGGTGGTATACCTAACTCATCTGAGGATGTCAAGCAGTCTCATGCCTCTGCAATCGAGTCATACATCGAGAAGTTTATAGGATTTGATTATACCGGTGCATATAGAGAACCTGACGTAATTGGCAATATGCCATTTACAAGAACACTTGAAGATTGGGCAAAGTTTGATATAAATGACAGGACTAAATTTGACGCTGCAATCAGCTCAGGATTAGCAATTATGGCAAATCAGAAACACCTTTATATGCCAGAAAAGAAAGAATCAAAAATAATTATTAACTTTGCCAGATATACAAACGATGGGTTAACAAGTCAAATAATGAAATGAAAGATATAATCATAGACATACAGTACTCGGACTTCCCTAGCCAATGGGCAACTGACGCAGAGAAAGCATCAGAAAGCTATGGGCTTCAAGTAGGACAAGCTATTCAATATGAGTGGTTTAGAAAGGATGGGACATCTTGCAGATACTACAGCAGATGGAGAGAGTTCCACAAGCTTAGGCTCTATGCAAGGGGTGAACAGTCGGTAGCAAAGTATAAGAACGAGCTAGCGATTGATGGAGATTTGTCTTATTTGAATATCGACTGGACTCCTGTTCCTGTTATACCAAAGTTTGTTGACATTGTAGTGAATGGAATGGCTGACAGGCTATTCAAGCCAAAAGCATACGCCCAAGATGCTATGTCATTGGCAAAGCGCAATAAGTACCAGGACATGATAGAGACTCAGATGATTGGCAAGCCAATATTTGAGACGATTCAAAAGTTCACAGGTGCTAATCCATTTGTTACGGACCCGAACACGCTACCTGAGAATGACGAGGAGCTGTCATTGTATATGCAAATAAATTACAAGCCTGCAATTGAGATAGCAGAGGAGGTAGCAATAAACACAATATTTGACGAGAACCACTACTACGACACAAGAAAGCGCTTAGACTATGACATGACTGTACTTGGTATAGCAGTAGCAAAGCATGAGTTCTTGCTAGGTGAAGGCGTAAGGGTTTCATATGTAGACCCAGCTAATGTGGTTTATAGCTATACTGAGGACCCATTCTTTGAGGACTGCTTCTATTGGGGCGAGATTAAAACTGTGCCTCTTACAGAGCTGTATAAAATCAATCCAAAACTAACAAAAGATGACCTACAAAAAATCTCACAATACAGTCAATCTTGGTACGATTACTACAATGTTGCAAGATTCTATGAGAATAGCTTGTTTAGTAGGGACACTTGCACTCTGCTATATTTTAACTATAAGACAACCAAAAAGGTAGTCTATAAGAGAAAGACAACCGATTGACGTATGGTATGAAGGTGTTATGGTAATGGGTACTAACTACTTGATTAAATGGGAGATGGCCGAGAATATGGTCAGACCAAAGTCATCAACACAACACGCAATGCCAATGTATGTGGCTTGCGCTCCAAGGATGTATAAGGGCGTTATTGAGTCATTAGTTAGAAGGATGATACCATTCGCTGACTTGATTCAAATCACCCACCTAAAGCTACAGCAAGTCATTAACAGAGTTGTGCCTGATGGTGTGTTTATTGACGCTGACGGTCTCAATGAAGTTGACCTAGGTACAGGTGCCGCATATAACCCTGAGGATGCACTAAGGCTCTACTTCCAAACAGGTAGTGTTATCGGTAGAAGCTTCACTCAGGATGGTGACTTCAATAATGCTAGGGTGCCAATCACTCAGCTAACGTCAAACTCAGGAGCAGCGAAGACACAAATGCTCATCGCCAACTACCAGCATTATATGGACATGATTAGGACCGTAACAGGTCTTAATGAGGCGAGAGATGGGTCAACACCTGACCCGAACTCTTTGGTTGGTCTACAGAAGATGGCAGCGCTCAACTCAAACACAGCAACAAGACATATCCTTGAGAGTGGTTTGTTTATCTACAGAAGACTAGCTGAAGCAATCACCTACAGGGTGTCTGACATCTTAGAGTACTCAGACTTTAAAGAGGACTTTGCTATGAGGATTGGTAGGTATAACACCTCTATCCTAAATGACATCAAGGACTTGTACCTATATGATTTTGGTATATTCATTGAGGTCACTCCTGACGAAGAGCAGAAAGCACAACTTGAGGCCAATATACAGGTGGCATTATCGAAAGGGGACATCAACCTTGAGGATGCGATTGACATCAGAGAGCTTAAAAATCTCAAGCTAGCCAATCAGCTACTGAAGCTCAAGCGAGTTAAGAATGCTGAGAGAATGGAGCAAATGATGATGCAAAAGCAGGCGATGCAATCACAGCAGCAGTTGCAATCTCAGCAGATGGCAGCCGAGATGGCAGTACAAAAGATACAACTTGAAGCCCAGTCAAAGACAATGGTTATCCAGGCAGAGATAGAGGGACAAATGAAGAAGATGGAGTTTGAAGCAGGGATTAAGTCTAAGCTGATGGCAGAGGAGTTCCAATACAATATGAAGATGCACGAGATGCAGTCAAGTTTACTGACAAGTAGAGAAACTAAAAGAGAGGAGGAGAAGAATAAGCGTATAGGTATTCAGAACACTCAGCAGTCAAAACTGATCAATCAGAGAAAGAATAACCTACCTCCACTTGACTTCGAAAGCAATGAAGATAGCTTAGATGGCTTTGATTTAGCAGAATTTAATCCAAGATAATACTACATAATAAATTTTTTTATAAATTTGCAAATAATTAAAATAAAATCAAATGGAATTTAAAGCAGTAAGAGTATTAGACTCAACAGAACCCAAGAGTGTACAAGAGGTCGAAAAGGAACTTCTTGAGAAGCACGAGCAGTCATTATCGCAAGAAGTGCCGCAGGAAAACTTCTCTATGCCACAGCAGGAGGTTGAGTTAAGAGAAGAAGACGTTCTTTCATATATAGGTAAAAGATACAATAAGCAGATTAGCTCATTCGATGAATTGATGGCTGAGCGTAACAGCTCAGAGGAGATGCCAGAGGATGTCGCTGCTTATATGAAATATAGAAAAGACACAGGAAGAGGATTTGAAGACTTTCTCAAGTTGAAGAAAGATTTCGATTCTGTTCCGGAAGAACAGCTGCTC